TGAAGCTAACATTGCGGAATATCAAGGCGATGAATATATTAATTTGGCGTGGACAGTAAACAAACCAGACGCTTATAAAAACCGCAAAGTGTTTCAAAAAGTGCGCGTATTTGACGCAGACACAAAGAAACGCGACAAGGCTTTAAATATGCTTGCAGCTATTGATAAAAATGCTGGTGGAGTATTGGCACAATTTAATGCAGCGCCAACTAATGTAACGTTACTGCAAATAATGAATAAACCCATGTTAATTAAAGTCATGGTTTGGGAGATAAACGACAAAACAGGCAACTGGGTTGCAGCGGTATCACCACGCAGTGTTGAAGAACCTGTAAAAGTAGCACCAGAAATTGCTGATGATAATTTCGATGTTCCTTTCTGATAATTAATTAAACAAACGCACATGGACGTGCAGCAAATAAAGGTGAGTAAAATGATAGAGCAAAGAACACCAGAATGGTTTGCACAACGAAAATATCGCGTTACAGGCTCAAGCGTTGGCGCAATACTTGGATTATCCCCATTTATGAAACGTGAAGATGTCATGCGCAACATGGTGCGTGAATATCACAACGCAGAGCGTGAATTTAAAGGCAACCAAGCCACAGAATATGGCACGTTTCACGAAGATTTAGCAAAGATGGATTACCAGCTTAGAACTGGTTTTATGGTAGAAAAATGTGGATTTTATACTTATGAAAATTGGCTAGGTGCTTCACCAGATGGATTTATTGGTTTTGATAAACTAATCGAGATTAAATGCCCGTATGGTCAACGTGATAAAAATCCACCTGTTTTTAAATCAATATTAGATCAACCGCATTATTATGCGCAGATTCAGGTGCAATTGTTTGTAACACACATGAGCGCGTGTCATTTTTATCAATGGAGTCCACATAGCGACCAAATAGAAAACGTTGATTATGATCGCGAATGGATAAATAAGCACCTGCCAATTCTAAAAAGTTTCCATGACGAGTATTTAATTGAGCGCGATAACCCAGAAAAGTATTTGCAAGATAAACGTTATCAGGTAGACAAAAAAACAATATCTGATTGTGTTGATTATTATTTTGAAATAAAAGCTCAAATAAAATCTCTTGAAGATATTTCAAAACAAATTCTTGAACAAATTGTCTTTGATTGCAATAACAAAGACAGCGAAATTAACGGGCATAAATTAACAAAAGTTGTTAAAAAAGGTTCAATAAGTTACGCAAAAGCTATTAAAGAATTGTTGCCCAATGCGGATTTAACATCATATACGAGCGAACAAACAGAATACTGGAGATTATCATGAAAGAGTTATTAAAAAAAATTATTGAAGAAATAAATCGAAAACCAATAGATGTAAAAATTGATTTAATAAATGAAGTAAGAGAAGCATTACATGAAATAAGCCCATTTAAATCAGAGCCTGTTGATTTTGTTAAATGGGTTAAAAATAAAAATGTATATCAAAATGATTACAATCCAAATAGTGTTGCTCCTCCAGAAATGGAATTATTAAGATTATCCATATCAGAAGATGGATATACACAACCTATAGTTTCTATGCCTGATAATAATGAAAAATATGAAGTTATTGATGGATTTCACAGGCATAGAGTTGGAAAAGAATGTTTAGATATTCAAGAAAAAATATTTGGATACCTTCCCATTGTTCAAATAAGAGATGACAAAAAAGATAAAAATAATCGAATGGCATCTACTATTCGACACAATAGAGCAAGAGGGAAACATAAAATAGAAGCGATGTCAGATATTGTTATTGAATTAAAACGCAGAAATTGGTCTGATGAAAAAATAGCAAAAAACTTGGGCATGGAATCTGATGAAGTATTAAGACTTTGCCAAATAAGTGGAATATCAGAATTATTTAAAGATGATGATTTTTCTTCATCTTGGGATGTTGACGTTGATTCTGACTTTAATGACATTGAGGAAGAATAAAATGGAAAGAATATATCACACATGGGATAAATGGGAATGTTATCCAGCAGGATTTCATAATAAAAAAGGAAATGATCTTTCTTTAAAAAAAGAAGATTATGAAAAATTATATGCGGATTTTTTACGCAATATTCCTTTATTTTCTTCTTGTTTATTTAAGGTAATAGATCAATGGAAATATTCATGTGAACATAATTTGACAAATTTAACCATGAATAGAATTGCATGGCTTGGGCAAGCTGCAATCTGCATTGAATACAATATTCCATCATGCTATAGAGCTGGATATTTTTTATTAACAGAAGATGAACAACTTTTAGCAAATAAAACTGCGTTGCTATACCTAAATACATGGTTATTAAATAATGGACATAAAACCATTGATTTAAAAACTGCTTGTGCAAAATCTATTGCTGTTTCATATTGAGGTAAAAAAAATGGGAATTAAAAAATATTCAGAAATAAATGTGCTTGACGCATCTCAATCAAGAATTGAATATGCTTTTGATAATTTTGAAAAATTGTATATTAGTTTTTCAGGTGGCAAAGATTCAAGCGTGATGATGCACTTGGTAATGAAAGAAGCAATTAAAAGAAATCGCATTGTTGGTGTGTTAATTATTGATTTAGAAGCTCAATATAGTCATACAATTGAGCATATAAAAGAAATGGTTGAATTATATAAATCAAATATTGACCTTCATTGGCTATGCTTGCCCCTATTATTAAGAAATGCTGTTACAGTTTTTGAACCTAGATGGGTATGTTGGGACAAAGAAAAGAGTGAAACATGGGTTCGCAATATTCCTAAATGCGCAATAACTGAAGATAATAAACCAGCGTTTCATGTTAATGAAATGGAATTTGAGGAAATGATGGTTACCTTTGGCATTTGGTATGCTGATGGAAAATCATGTGGAGCATTTATTGGAATTCGTTGCGATGAAAGTTTAAATCGTTTTAGAACAATTGCTCAATCAAATAAAACCATGCACGGAAATAAACGTTTTACAACTCATGTTGATGGTGATTTATTTAATGTTTATCCAATATATGATTGGAAAACAGAAGATATATGGCGTTTTCATGGAAAATTTCCAGATTGTCCTGCAAATAAAATATATGAACTAATGCACAAAGCAGGCGTACCTTTAAGCCAGCAACGATTATGTCAACCATACGGTGATGACCAGCGCAAAGGATTATGGTTGTATCATTTATTAGAACCTCAAACATGGTTTAAATTAATTGCCAGAGTAAATGGAGCTAATTCAGGTGCTTTATATATTCAATCAACAGGAAATATGACTGGATATAATAAAATATCATGCCCTCCCGGTCATACATGGCATTCATTTTGTAATTTATTATTAAAATCTATGCCTAAAAAAAATAGAGATCATTACATAAGCAGATTTAAAGTTTTTATTAAATGGTGGAAAGCTCGTGGATATGTAGAAATACCTGAAGAAGCTCCTGAATTGCTTGAAGCAGAACGTATTGCGCCAAGTTGGAGAAGAATGTGCAAAGTTTTATTAAGAAATGATTATTGGTGCAAAGGACTTGGATTAACTCAACCAAATAGTGAAGCATACGGAAAATATTTAAAAATTAAAAATGCAAGGAATGCTTAAATGAAAATGCCTGCATACAAAAAAGGCGCGGTGAGTTACGCCAAAGCCGTCAAAGAATTGCTACCTAATGCAGATTTAACGCCTTACATGGGTGCAGCGAGTGAGTATTGGAGATTGTCGTGAACTTAAAATTAAAAAAAGAAATGCTGGCATTGCACAAAAATGGAATGAACGCCGCAGAAATAGCTATTCATATGGATGTAGACAGTGAATGGTTACAGACAAATTTAAAAAAAGAACTAGCTAAACTGGATATTGATGACGAATATCTAGTCGAACAAGCTGCGATTGTAGCATTTGACATTATTGATGCAATAACACCTGCGCTGCGTGAAGCCGTTAAACACTTATTAGTGCAACAAGGAGTAAGCAAATGAAAATGCGCCCATACCAACAACAGGCGCATGATGATTGCATAGCGTGGGTTCGCAAGAACACCGCGCCATGCGTTCTTGAATTGCCCACAGGTGCAGGTAAATCAATCATCGTTGCTGAGATAGCCAACTCTTTAAACAAAGTAAGCAAAGGCAAACACGTTTTATGTATTGTACCTAGCAAAGAATTGCTGGAGCAAAATGCCGATAAGATTATTGCCACAGGCAATGCGGTTTCATTGTTTAGTGCAAGCGTTGGTGAAACTTGCCTTGCTAATCCGTTAGTGGTTGGAACGCCTGTCAGCATCAAAAACCAGATTGATCGGTTTGGCAGTCAATTCTGTGCAGTGATTATTGACGAGTGCCACAAGATAACGCCAACCGTCATTCATATTATTGACCAGCTACAGGTATTTAATGAAAACCTGCGCATTATTGGGTTATCAGCTACACCTTACCGCATGTCAACGGGTTACATTTTTAAACACGATTTGCGTGGTGTGGCGTTGCACGAAAGCAAAACACGCGACTCGTATTTTGATAGATTGATTTACAAGATCACTGCGCGTGAGTTAATCCAGCAAGGTTATTTGTGCCAACCTATTGTTGGTGCAATCAATAGCCAGCATTATGAAACGCTAAACATGCAAACTAATGCAATGGGTAATTTTAGCAAAGATGATATTGACAAGGCGTATCACGGCAAAGGCAGGTTAACGGCTGAGATTGTCGCGGATGTTATCGAGCAATCGCGAGATCGTAAAGGCGTGTTATTTTTTGCGGCTACGATTCAACACGCGGGTGAGATCATGGAATCTTTACCGCCAGAATTATCGGCTATTGTCACAGGCGGCACACCAGCTCGAGAGCGTGAAATAATCCTGCTTAAATTCAAAGCGCAGATTTTAAAATATTTAGTAAATGTGGCGGTTTTAACGACTGGATTTGATGCACCTCATTGTGACGTGGTTGCAATTTTACGCGCTACCGAGTCAGCCGCATTATTACAGCAAATAATTGGGCGTGGATTGCGTCTAAGCGATGAAAAGCAAGATTGCTTAGTCTTAGATTATGCTGAGAACATCGAGCGACATTGCCCCGATGGTGATGTTTTTAATCCAGACATTAAAACCAGTAACAGCTTGGAATTCAACGGTGAGTATCTGATTGCGCGTTGTCCTGAGTGCGGTTTATTGAATGAAACCAAACCGCGTGACAATGACGCGGGTTTTGGCATTGATGACAACGGTTATTTTGTAGACTTGCAAGGAAACAGAATTGTAACTGAACACGGTTTTTTTCCTGCGCATCATAGCCGGTCATGTCAGTCTGAATTATGCAATTACAAGTGGAGTTTTAAGCCATGCCACGAGTGCGGTCATGAAAATGATGTTGCAGCGCGTTATTGTGGCGGGTGCAAAGAAGAATTGATCGACCCTAACGAAAAACTGGTTAGGCAATACCGAGAGCGAAAATCAGATCCATATCAATCACAGACCGATGAAGTGCTTGATATGAAAGTTAAGCCAACCATTAGCAAAGCCGGCAACGAATGTTTGCGGGTTGAATTTACTACCGCATGGCGAACGTTTACCGTGTTTTTTACGCCAAAAATTCCGCGCGACTACAACAGTTTTATGACTGTTACGATAAACGGAACAAAACCGCCTGAAACTGTTACTTATCAAAAAGAAGGTGATTTTTACAAGGTTCATAATTACAACATGAGATTTAGAAACGATGAAATTCCCCCAGTGGCTTAAAGTTTACGGTGACACATCGTATCGTGGAGATTGCCCCAGCGAAACACTTGAAGCGGTGACGTTTTTTGCGCGTATAAGACGCGAATACCCAGCGACTTATGGAAAGATTGCCACGCATATTAGAAACGAGGGCAAACGCAACTGGCAGCAGGTAGCACGGCAAAAAAGCGAGGGCATGACGAAAGGTGCGCCTGACATCATTATTCCAACAGGCAGAGCATTTGTTTGCGAGCTGAAAAGGCAAGATCATACGAAGTCAAAATGGCAAGACGGGCAACTTGAATATCTTAAAGCTGCACATGATGCAGGCGCATTTGTTTGCGTTGCGCTGGGTTATGAAGCGGCTTATCAGGCTTTTTTAGATTCTATTGTTTAAAATGTAAAAAAATATGTTTACTTTTTAGAATAGAAGGTTTAATATATAACCACGCTTTCAAGAAGGCGAAACAATAATAAAATAATTTAGGATCTTAAAATGAACAACTATTTTGATACATTAAACCAAGCATTAGAATCTGAAGGATTAGTTGACCAATGGATTACTGGAACAAATATTAACTACGGTGAAACAGTGCAAGTAAACACAGGCGAGCGTTTAATAAGTGTTTACAGAAAAAGTAACGGCAGATATGAACGCCCTGTTCACTACGCAGTATAAAAACAACAACCAAGCGCGGTGCAAGCCGCGCATTTTAGGAGAACAAGATGGAAATCAAAATTTACTTTAGCATTATTAGCCATGACGGTGTTGACATTGGCGTTGCGGCTACAGCAACACTTAGCGGTAAAAGAATTGAAGCTACTTTTCACCACGACATTGAAGATGATCGTGAGTGTTTAGTTGGCGACATTTCATTTACCGATGAAGAAGGTGAAGAAATGATTGGTTCAGAAAAATTGACAGAAATAGTTTATGAACACGTTAACGACAACGACATTAATATTTACAAAGACGCTGAAAAAGGCGGTTATATTTTTTACATTGACAACTTTAAAAGCGATCACAATTTAAGTGATTTGTTATAACAAACAACTCCTACCTCACCCCAAAGACATGGGGTATTTTTTAAAGGTGATTTATGAAAAAAATTATTACAGACACAATTAATTTAGATGAGTTAAATGGCGCAACACTTGGCACATGGATTAACACACTTCGTGAATTACAAGATGAAGTTGGTAAATCAGCAACCATTTCTGCTTTTGCTCACGCTGATACGCCTAACGATATAGGTTGCACACTTGAAATTAGTTATGAACGCCTTGAAACTGATGAAGAAGAATCTGAACGTCTTGTAAATGAAGATTTAAAAATTAAAAAGATTAAAAATTTTTCCGCTGATTTTGGCGTAACTATTAAAGAGGTTAATTTTTTATGAAAGAAATATACGAATTTTTACTAATGCTCGACCAAACAGGCGCAGCATATTTTATTTTTATTATGACTGCTATTTATTTTTGGGGAAAAAATGGCAAAGCACAAATTGAAATTGTAATTTTAAAACGTGAAATTTTGAAATTGAAGGCAAGTTTATGACCAAAGAAATAAAAACAGGTGGTGCAGCATTTCCATTGCCAATGGGTTCAGAAACTACACAAGGTTCAGAGGGTATGACATTGCGTGATTATTTTGCGGCTAAAGCAATGCAAGGTTTTTGTGTGGCGGGTAATATACATTTTGTTGATGTAGATGTTTCAACTAAAAAGGCTTATTTAATGGCAGATGCAATGTTAAAAGTAAGGGGTGAATTATGAGAAAACATACAAAAGGTCCGTGGAAAATTGATGGTAAAACAGAACTGTGTATTACTGATGTTGACGATATTAGTAGATTTATTGGTTCGGCATCTATTATGGGGGCTGGTAATAACTATGCAGAAGCATACGAAGAAGCAAAAGCTAATGCAAGACTAATGGCCGCTGCGCCTGAAATGATGCAGGCTTTAGAAATTATTTATGAGCATTGGAATAATGAGGACAATGTTTACTATGGGATGGATGATGAGCTTTTTCCAATTATGAAAACAGCAAAACAAGCAATCGCCAAAGCAAAGGGGGAGTAAATGAGCGCAACACTAGCACTAACACTGTCATTTTTAACCATTGACACCAACATAGACAAGAAAGGCAGAACAACACAGGTTGAGCGCATTGCCTACACAACAACCAGTATTGTTTATGACACGCGCCAAGCATGCGCTAACGCAAAGGAAGAATATAATCTTGCTGTTGGTGCTTACCAGATGTCAAAACGCCC